CACCATCCGGGGGCTGAGCCGGATCGAACGGGAATACGAGGCCAGCGATCAGCGCCGGTTCTTCGTGCCGTGCCCGCATTGCGGCACGATGCAATGGCTGAAGTTCGACCGGCTGCGCTGGGACAAGGGAAGGCCGGAGACCGCCGCCTACCATTGCGAGGGCTGCGAGACGCCCATCGCAGAGCACCACAAGACGGCGATGCTGGAGGGCGGCGAATGGCGGGCGACCGCCACGGCCGCCGATCCGACCACGGTCGGGTATCACCTCTCGGCGCTCTACTCGCCGATCGGCTGGCTGAGCTGGGAGCGGATCGTGCGGGCATGGGACGCGGCGCAGGGCTCGGACGAGGCGATCAAGGCGTTCCGCAACACCATCCTCGGCGAGACCTGGGTCGAGACGGGAGAAGCCCCCGACTGGCAGCGGCTTTACGATCGCCGCGAGCGCTGGACCTCCGGCACGGTGCCCGCTGGCGGGCTGTTCCTGACCGCCGGTGCCGACGTCCAGAAGGACCGGATCGAGGTCGATGTCTGGGCCTGGGGCCGCGGGCTGGAAAGCTGGCTCGTCGATCATGTCGTGATCGAGGGCGGACCCGAACGGCATGATGCCTGGTCGGAACTGACGGCGCTGCTGGACCGGTCCTGGCCCCACGAACGCGGCGCGCATCTGCGGATCGCGCGGCTGGCCATCGACACCGGCTACGAGGCCCCGGCGGTCTATTCCTGGTCGCGGGCGCAAGGCTTCGCGCAGGTGTCGCCGGTCAAGGGCGTCGAGGGGTTCAATCGCTCGAGCCCGGTCTCGGGGCCCACGTTTGTCGATGCGACCGAGGGTGGCAAACGCCTGCGGCGCGGGGCGCGGCTCTGGACCGTGGCGGTCTCGACCTTCAAGGCCGAGACCTACCGCTTCCTGCGGCTAGAGAGGCCCACGACCGAGGAACGCGCAGAGGGCGCGGCTTTCCCGCCCGGCTCGGTGCATCTGCCGCATTGGGTCGAGAACGAATGGCTGAAGCAGTTCGTCGCCGAGCAGCTGGTGACGGTGCGAACGAAGCGCGGCTTCGCCCGGCTGGAATGGCAGAAGCTGCGCGAGCGTAACGAGGCGCTGGACTGCCGGGTCTACGCGCGCGCCGCCGCCTGGATCGCAGGCGCGGACCGCTGGTCTGAGGCGAAATGGCGCGACCTCGAGGATCAGCTCGGGGCCGCCCCCACCGACACCGATCCCGCCGGGCAGATCAACCGGCCGGGACAGGCCCCGCAGGGCAAGCGCCGCTCCGACTGGCTCGGGCGGCGCGGAGGATGGTTCTGAGTGAGGACCGGTCCGCGCAGCGGATGCGAGGCTCCAGTGGAGCCTCGTGAGGGAACGAACGCACTGAGCGGGAGCGAAGGGCATGCACTGGACGGAAACCGAACTCTCGGCGCTGCGCCGGGCCTATGCCAGCGGCACGACCCGCGTCAGCTATGACGGCAAGTCGGTGGACTACGGCTCGGCCGAAGATCTGCTCGCCCGCATCCGCACCATCGAGCGCGCCATCGCGGGGACCACGCGTCCGCTGCCGGTCGCGGGGCTCGCGGGCTTCTCGCGCGGGGATCGCTGATGTCGGCGACCTGGTTCGACCACGCCATCGCATCGGTGGCGCCGCGCATGGCGGCCCGCCGTGTGCTGGCGCGGCAGGCATTCGAGACCCTGACACGGGGCTATGACGGGGCGGCAAAAGGGCGACGGACGGACGGCTGGCGGGCGCCGGGATCCTCGGCCGACACCGAGATCGGTGTGGCCGGGGCGCTCTTGCGCGACCGGATGCGCGATCTGGTGCGTAACAACCCGCACGCGGCGAAGGCTGTCGCGGTGCTGGTCAACAACATCATCGGCGCGGGCATCATGCCGCGCGCCGCCAGCGGCGACGACAAGCTCGACCGGAGGGTCGATGCGCTCTTCGAACGCTGGACGGCGGACTGCGACGCCGACGGTCAGCTCGACTTCTACGGCCTGCAGACGCTGATCTGCCGCGAGATGGTCGAGGCGGGCGAGGTCCTGGTGCGCCGCAGACTGCGGCGGGCGAGCGACGGCCTGCCGGTGCCGCTGCAGCTGCAGGTGCTGGAGGCCGACTTCCTCGACGCCACGAAATCCGGCGCCATCGGGGCGGGACGCCTCGTTCAGGGGATCGAGTTCGACCCGGTCGGCAAGCGCCGGGCCTATTGGCTGCACGCGGAGCATCCGGGCGACGCCTACGGGCCCTTGCAGAACGGGTTGCAGAGCCGCCCGGTCCCGGCGACCGAGATCGCCCATGTCTACGAGAAGCAGCGCACGCAGGCGCGCGGCGTTCCCTGGGGCGCGCCGGTGATCCGCAGCTTGCGCGATCTCGACGACTACGAGGTCGCCGAACTGGTCCGGAAGAAGACCGAGGCCTGCGTCACCGCCATCGTATTCGGCGATGATGAATCCCATCAGGGCATCGCGCCCTCCGTGGTCGATGCGGATGGCAACCGGGTGGAGCAGTTCGAGCCCGGGCTGATCGCCTATGCGCGCGGCGGCAAGGACATCCGGTTCAACCAGCCTTCGGCGACGGGCGGCTACGGCGAATACAAGCGCGCGAGCCTGCACACGATCTCGGCCGGGTTCCGGGTGCCCTACGAGTTGCTGACCGGGGACCTGTCCTTGGTCAACTATTCCTCCATCCGGGCGGGGCTCGTCGAGTTCCGGCGCATGATCGACGCCGTGCAGTGGCAGTTGTTCATCCCGATGCTCTGCGCCCCCGTCTGGCGCTGGTTCACGGAAGCCGCATGGGCAGCGGGGCAGATCCCGACGCCGGATGTGCCGGTGGAATGGTCGCCGCCGAAGTTCGATGCCGTCGATCCCTACAAGGACGCGATGGCCGATCTGCTGGCGATCCGGACCGGCACCATGACGCTGGCGCAGGCCATCGCCCGACAGGGCCACAACCCGGACGCCGTGCTGGCCGAGATCGCCGCGACCAACGCCAAGCTCGACGGCCTCGGCCTCGTGCTCGACAGCGATCCGCGCCGCGTCACCAAGACCGGCAGCGCGCAGGCGGGCGACGCGACCAGTGACCCGGCCACACCCGCATCCGAACCAGAGAAGGAATAGGGCAATGCCCGACACGATCACGGCGGCCCCGGTCGCCCTGCCGATGCAGCTGCGGCGCGCACCCATCCTGCCCGCCACCGTCAATACCGAGGCCCGCTCCGTCGACGTCGTCTTTACCACCGGCGCGGCCGTCCGGCGGCGACGGTGGACCGGCTGGGACACATCCGTGCCCTTCGACGAAATCCTCGAAGTCAGCGACAAGGCGGTGGACCTGACGCGCCTCAATGCCGGCGCCCCGGCGCTCGACAGCCATTCCGTCTGGTCCTCGCATTCGCAAGTGGGCGTGGTCGAACGCGCCTGGATCGAGGGCAAGGAAGGCAAGGCCACCATCCGTTTCCCCCGCGAGGGGCTCGACCAGGCCGCCGACCGCATGTTCGGCCTGATCAGCGACGGGATCATCCGCAACGTCTCGGTCGGCTATTCCATCGAGCGTGTGAAGGTGGTCGAGCCCGCCGCCAAGGGCGAGGTCGAGCAGCGCATCGTCGAGCGCTGGACCCCGCTCGAGGTCAGCTTCGTGACCGTTCCCGCCGATCCTCGCGCGCAGGTCCGCGCGGCCGATCAGGCCAGCTATCCCGTCGAGATCGTCGACAGCCGCATGCAAAAGGAGGCATCCATGCCTGAGAGCACGACCACCGTGGCCGGGGATGTCCCCGCCAGCCATGAGACCCGCCAGCAGCCCGTCGCGGCCCCGGCACACCCCGAACCGACGACCGCGCGCATGCAGGAACCTGCTCCGGCACCCGATACCGAGGCCATCGCGACCCGCGCCCGCGAGGCCGAGCGCGACCGTGTGTCCACGATCTATGATCTGACCGGTCGCCTGAACCTCGAGCGCAGCTTCGCCGAGGATCTGGTCAAGCGCGGCGTCAGCGTGGACGAGTCTCGCCGCCTCATCCTCGACCAGTTGGCGGCGAAGTCGGACGAGACCCGGACCTTCCCGCATATCTCGGTCCCCCTCGGCGGCCGCGACGAGCGGATCACCCGCCGCGACGCCGTGGCCAATGCGCTGCTGCACCGCTACAGCCCGACGCTGTTCCCGCTCGAGGATGCCGCGCGCCAGTACCGCGGCATGACCCTGCTGGAACTGGCCCGCGAAAGCCTCGGCAATGCCGGTGTCAACACGCGTGGCCTGTCGCGTGACGAGGTGGCGACGCGCGCGCTGCACTCGACCTCGGACTTCCCCGAGATCCTCTCAGCCGTCACCAACAAGACGCTGCGGCAGGCCTATGATGCCTATCCTCGCACCTTCGCGCTCTTCTGCCGCCAGGTGCTGGCCACCGACTTCAAGTCCATGCACCGCGTCCAGCTGGGCGAGGCGCCGCAGCTTCTGGAAGTGGGCGAAAGCGGCGAGTTCAAGCGCGGGACGCTGGGCGAGAGCAAGGAGAGCTACAAGGTCAAGACCTATGGCCGGGTCGTCGCCATCACCCGGCAGGTGCTGATCAACGACGATCTCGATGCCTTCACCCGGATCCCCGCCATATACGGCAACTCCATCGCGCAGCTGGAAAGCGACGTGGTCTGGGGCATCATCACCGCCAACCCGGCGATGGCCGATGGCAATGCGCTGTTCCACGCCACCCACAAGAACCTTGCCGCGACTGGCGCTGCACTGGATGTGGCGAGCGTCGGCGCGGCCCGGGCAGCGATGGCTCTGCAGACCGGCCTCGACAAGAAGACGGTGCTGAACATCCGCCCCGCCTTCCTGATCGTGCCCGCGGCGCTAGAACTGAAGGCCGAGCAGCTGGTGGCCCAGAACCTCGTCCCGGCCGACAGCGCCAAGGTGGTGCCGCAATCGATCCGCACCCTTTCGCCGATCAGCGAACCGCGCCTCGACGCCGCCAGCGCCACCGCCTGGTATCTGGCCGCGAGCCCGAACCAGATCGACACCATCGAATACGCCTATCTCGAAGGCCAGCAGGGTGCCTACATCGAGACGCGCAACGGCTTCGACGTCGACGGGGTCGAGATCAAGTGCCGCCTCGACTTCGGCGCCAAGGCCATCGACTGGCGCGGCCTCTATAAAAATCCCGGGGCGTAGGTCGGGCTGGCTCCCATGACGATCGATGATCGAGAGGGCGCGGTGCCGATCCCCGGTTTCGTCGGCTACCATATCAACCGGGTCGGTCTGGTCTGGAGCGCGCATCGCAAGGGCAGAGTCCCGAGCGGTGCGCGCTCGCCTTGGCTGGATCGCCTCGAGTGGACGCTGCGCCAGCCGTGGCGCGACCCCGAAGGGTATCTGCACCACACGCTGGTCCGCGACCAAGCTGGAACTCGCCAGCGGATCGCCCTGCACATTCTGGTCGCGACCACGTTCCTGGGGCCGCGACCGGAGGGGTTGGTCATCGCCCATCTCGACGGCGACAAGGCCAACAACCGGGTCGGAAACCTCGCCTATGTCACGCAGCGTGAGAACGTCGAGCATAAGCGCGACCACGGCACGATGCCCTGCGGAGACCGCTCACATCTCTCGCGCCTGACCGATCACCAATGCAGCCGAATGCTCGACTGTCTTGGTGCAGGCTTCTCCCGCCGCGAGGTTGCCGGGGCGTTCGGGGTCACCGTCTCACACGTCGCGGCCCTGAAGACCGGCCGCATCCGCAAACACCTGACCAACCAGCGCGTCTGAAAAAGGATCACCCCATGAAAAACTTCGTCCAGCCCGGCAACACCATCACCCTGACCTCACCATATGCTGTCGCCTCCGGCGATGGCCTGCTCGTCGGATCCATCTTCGGCGTGGCCGCGGGCACTGCCGCCCTCGGCGATCCCGTCGAGACCGCGCTCGTTGGCGTCTACGACCTGAAGAAGGTCGCATCGCAAGCCTGGGCCGCAGGCGACAAGGTCTATTGGGACAACACCGCCAAGGAAGCGACCAAGACCAGCACCTCGAACACCCTGATCGGCGTGGCCGTGGTCGCGGTGGCGGGCGGCGCGGGCGATGTGGTCGGCCGGGTGCGACTGAACGGGGCGTTCTGATGAGCGCCTTCGCCGCCGCCGTCGGCGCGCTTTTCGCAGATCCGAACATCGGGCGGGACGCGGTCTACATCGCCGAGGGCGGCGCGCCGGTCCTGGTGCGCATCGTCGCCCGGCGTGCCGATGCGGTCACCGACTTCGGGGACGCGCGCCTCTGGTCCGAGACCACCCGGATCGACCTGCGCGTCGCCGAGGTTCCAGCCCCACGCCCTGGCGACCGCATCGAGATCGACGGCGACGCCTTCCTCATCCAAGGCGAGCCCGTCCGCGACCGCGAGCGGCTGATCTGGACCATCGACTTGCGCCCGGCGTGACCGCGATGAAGCTGAAGCTCGACATCGATCCCGACATCGTCGCGATGATGGCGGCGGAGGTCGCAGCCGGGGAGCGCGCCGTCACCGCTGCCATGCGCGAGGCCGGGACCGGGCTCAAGGCGGCGTGGCGGTTGCAGATCACCGGCGCGGGCCTTGGGCCCCGGCTCGCCCGCACCATCCGGTCGGAGCAGTTCCCCAAGGCCAAGCCCAGCCTGAACGCGGCGGCCGTGGTCTGGTCCAACGCCCCGGTCATCGTCGGCGCGCACGACACCGGCCCGCTGATCCGCTCGAAAGACGGGTTTTGGCTCGCGATACCCACGCCGGCTGCAGGCAAGTCCCTGCGCGGCGGCGGGATCACCCCCGGCGAATGGGAACGCCGGACCGGTCTGCGCCTGCGCTTCATCTATCGGCGCAGGGGTCCGAGCCTGCTCGTGGCCGAGGGCCGGTTGAATACGAAGGGCCGCGCCGTCGCGTCACGGTCAAAGACCGGCCGTGGCCTCGTGACCGCGCCGATCTTCCTGCTGGTGTCGCAAGTCAAGCTGCCGAAGCGGCTGGATCTGGCACGGGATGCCGAGCGGGCGCATGACGCGGTGCCGGGGCTGATCGTGGCGAACTGGATGGGGGGCAAGTCGGTTGAATAGCGATCCATCCGAAGAGTAAAATCGTTGCTCCTTGAGAA